CTGGTAATTCAAACCGCGGGTTGGGGGTAGTTTCAGGGTAAAATCGAAGCCTAAAATGCTAAACCTGGATACTAAAAGCGGGTTCGCCAAGCGGATCGGCGTGTCGCCCGGGCGGGTGTCGCAGATGATTGCCGAGGGCAAAATCGGCGACTGTCTGGTGGGCGCGGGCCGCGACCAGAAGATCGATGTCAACCTCGCCATCGAAAAGCTCAAGCTCCGCACCGACCCCGGCCAGCGGGTGGGAAACGGCGCTGCCACCAACCTGACGGAGCCCATTTTTTCGGACGCAATTGCCCCGCAGCGCGGCAGCGAAGCCGACGAAATCGACCTCAAGCTCAAGCGCGAGCGCCTGTCGGCGGCCGAGGCCCAGAACCGCAAGGCGCGCGAAGAGGAACTGGCGCGGCGCGGCATCTATGTCAGGGCCGAACACGCCACGGCGGAGGGCGGCAAGCTCGCCTCGGTCATCATGCAGATGTTCGAGGGCGGGCTCACGGAGATCGCCGCCGAGATCGCCGACACGTTCAAGCTGCCGGCCCGCGACGTGAAGCACCTCATGCGCAACCGCTTCCGCCAGGTGCGCACCAGCATTTCGGCGAAACTCGCCATGGACGCGGCAGCGCAGCCCATGGCCATCGACGACGATTCAACCGACACACCGGACGCCTGAAGCCTATGCCAACATTTCTCGCCAACGCCGCGGCCCTGATGCTGCAGGCGGCGGCCCTTGCCATCCAGCCGCCGGAGCGCGTGGATTTCGAGCATTTTGCCGTCGACAACATCGTGTTCTCGAAACGCGAGAGCAGCCTGACGGGTCCCTACAATCCACAGGCCTTCCCGTTTTTCAGCGAAATTCTGGAGGGCCTGGGCCCCGACGATCCATGCCGTATCGTGACGCTCCAGGGCAGCGCGCAGATTGGCAAGACCGTGCTCGCCAACATTTTCACGCTGGGCGTCCAGGCCATGGACCCCGGCGACTTCATGTTCATCCATCCGACCGAGGACAACGCGGTGAGGTGGAGCAAGATCAAGCTCAAGCCGATGCTCAAGGCCACGGCGGCGGTGGCGCGGATGTTCCCGGAGCGTAGCCGCGACGGTGGCGACTCCATCCTGTTCAAGGAACGCATCGACGGACGGGGCTCGATCCTGATTTCTGGCGCCAATTCGCCGTCGTCGCTATCCCAGGTGTCGGTTCCATATCAGGTGCAGGACGACCTGTCGAAGTGGACACTGAACGAAGCCGGCGATCCCGAGCAGCAGGCCGATTCGCGGAGCCGGGGCTTCGAGTTCGCGAAGATATTCAAGATATCGACGCCACTTGTTAATCCCGGCTGCAAGATTACCCGCAACTATCAGGCTGGCAGCCAGGAGAAATACCTGGTGCCGTGCCCGCACTGCGGGTTCGAGCACGCGCTGGAATGGGCCAACATGCTGGCCAACCTCGACGAGGGAGCGCCCGAGAAGGCGCACTTCACCTGCCCCGAATGCGGCGGGGAGATCGAGGAGCACCACCGCCGCGACATGGTCCTGCGCGGGCACTGGCATGCGCAGAATCCGGCGGCGTCGCGGCATCACCGCAGCTTCCATTTGTGGAGCGCCTATGCGCCGCTGCAGAGCTGGGAGCTGATCGCCCGGGAATGGCTGAAGGCCAAGGGGGACCCCAAGGCCGAGCAGGTGTTTCTCAACGACACGGCGGGACTGGCCTTCGACGCCAAGGGCGAGGCGCCGCCCTGGGAGGGCCTGCGCGACCGGGCGGCGAAGAGCCCACATGAGCGCGGCCATGTGCCGCTCTGGGGCCTGGTGCTGACCATGGGCGTCGACTGCCAGAAGGACCGCGTCGAGTGGCAGGTGGTGGCGTGGAGCCGCGACGGCCGCCGCCACACGGTCGACAAGGGCGTGGTGCTCGATCACATTTCCGAGGAGACCTGCCGCAAGGGCCTCGACAACGTGATGGCGCTGCAATGGCGGCACGCCTCGGGACGGCGCATCGGCATCGACCTGACGGCGATCGACGGCAACGCCTGGACCGAGGATGTGTGGCAATGGGCCAGGCGCCACCCTATTTCCAAGGTCATCATGGTGCGCGGCGTGGGTCACGACAATGCTCCGCTGGTCGCCAAGGTGAAGCGCGAGCGCAACCGCCGCGGCGAAATCCTGAAATACGCCGGGCGTTTTTTCCATATGGGAACCTCGCCGATGAAGATGGCGCTCTATCGCAACCTGGGCAAGGACGATCCGGCGGAGCGCGGCTACGTGAGTTTCCCCAACGGGCTGGAGGATGAATATTTCCGCCAGCTCACGGCCGAGAGCCGCCGGGCGGTGCGCCGCAAGGATGGGTTCGTCGACTACAAATGGGACAAGGACCCGAACCAGGCCAATGAAATGCTCGACACCATGGTGCAGGCCGAGGGGGCCGCGCACCGCATCGGCATCCGCACCCTGTCGGAAGATACGTGGAACCGCCTCGAGGCCGAGCGGGCCTCGCCGCTGCCGGAGCTGCAGATGGACCTCGAAGACCTGATGGGCCCGGGCAAGGCTGCCGCGGTGCCGCCGAAACAGCCGGCACAGGCGCCCGCGGTGCGCCGCGGCGTGCGCTCGCGGGGGATTGCTTGATGGTGGACAAGAAGATCTACGAGGCGACGCTCGTCTTGCGGAAGTCCGCGAGCATGGAGGAAACGGATCGGCGGCTCCGCACCTTGGGAGCGATGCTGGAGCGCCATTGCCTCCGGCGTTTCATCAGCGAGGGGCCCCGCGAATTGCTTATCTCAGTCACGGGCGAGGATCAGTAATGGCCGGCACCACACTTGCGCAGGCGGAGGCGCAACTTTCGCTTTGGCTGGCGGCGGATGCGGCGGTTTCGGCGAGCCAGAGCTATTCGATCGCCGGGCGCTCGCTGAGCCGCGCGGATGCCGGCGAGATCACCCGCAAGATCAACTACTGGGAATCCAAGGTGCAGTTGCTGTCGCGATCGGCCCAGGGCTATCGCCGGACCCGCTACGTGGTGCCGGAATGAGGACGGTGCGGGTCGGCAGCAGCCAGGTCGATGTGCCGTGGACCTTGACCGACCGGCTGGCCTCATGGTGGAACCCGGCGACCGGCATGGAGCGGCTGCGCTCGCGGCTGATGATGTCGGCGGCGGTGGGGGACTACAAGGGCGGCAGGCGCGACAGCCGCTCGCTCCGCAACTGGCGGCCGTTCCAGACCTCGGCCAACGAGGGCCTGGCCCAGGACCTGCCGGACCTGCGCGCGAGATCGCGCGATGCCGAGCGTAACCAGCCGATCGCCACGGGCGTCATCAACACCGTGGTCACCTCGGTGGTGGGAGACGGCCTGGTGCTGCAGCCGCAGATCGACCGGGAGGTGCTGGGCCTGACCCAGGACCAGGCCGAAGCCAAGCAGCGCGAATTCTATCGCGAGTTCATGACCTTTTGGCGGAACCCGGATTTCTGCGGGAGGCAGAACTTCGATGGGCTGCTGCCGCTGGTCTTCCGCTCGGTGCTGGTGTCTGGCGACCTGCTGGTGGTGCGGCGGAGGCGTTTCGACCGGGGCGACACCTATGGGCTGAAGCTGCATCTGGTCGAGGCCGACCGGCTGTCGAACCCCAGTCGCCGCGCCAATTCGCCCAACCTGATCGACGGGGTGGAACTCGATTCCGACGGCGTGCCGGTGGCCTATCACATCGCCACGCGCCACCCCGACGACTACGCCTCGGGCCAGAAGCTGGAGTGGAAGCGCTACGAAAAGGGCTCGTCGGCCACGGGCACGCCGCAGATCCTGCACCTCTATCACCAGCTGCGCCCCGACCAGGCCCGCGGCATTCCGTTCCTGGCGCCGGTGATCGAGGCCATGAAGGTGCTGGGCGATTATACCGATGCCGAGCTCCGGGCCACCCTAGTCTCGTCCATGTTCACGGTGTTTGTGGAGCACGAGAACATCGGCGACCCGTCCGATCCGATCATTGGCGCTGCAAGCGGCACCACGTCGGCCGACGCCAAGACCGAGCTCGAACTCGGCAGCGGCGCCGTGGTCGACCTCGCCCAGGGCGAAAAAGCGAACTTTGCCAACCCGACCAGGCCCAATACCGCCTTCGACGGCTTTGTCACCGCCGTGGCCCGGCAGATCGGTGTCGGCCTCGAGATACCCTATGAGCTGCTGCTGAAGAGCTTCACGGCCAGCTACTCGGCGTCGCGGGCCGCTCTCGAGATGGCCTGGCAGATGTTCCGTACGCGGCGGAGTTGGCTTGCCTGGAATTTCTGCCAGCCGGTCTATGAGTGGGTGATCACCGAAGCGGTGGCGTCGGGGCGGCTGAGTGCCCCTGGCTTCTTTACCGACGCGGTGATCCGCGATGCCTGGCTCGGTTCCGACTGGATCGGCCCGGCGCGCATCCAGCTCGACCCCTACAAGGAAGCGAGCGCCGACCTGATCGACGTCAACATGGGTTCGAAAACCATTCAGCAGGTGTGCCTCGAGCGCACCGGCGGCGACTTCGAACAGAAGCACGCCCAACGGGTGCGCGAGCACCGGATGCGCGAGGCCGACGGGCTGGCCACGCCGGCGAGCGCGTCCGAGGCGCTGCAGCCCAAGGATTCGCGCGCCACGAAGAAGCAAAACGCCGGCGGCGAGGAGGACGAGGACACATGATCACGCCACGCATCGCCGCCCGGGCCCTCGATACGCCGCTGATGATCCATGCCGGCAAGGCCATGGCCATCCTGCAGGGCTTGGGCGGAAGGCTGGCCGCCGGCGGCATCGTGCTCCCCGAGGGGCAGGCGGTGCGGCATGTGGCGTTCGAAGGCGGACGGCCCTCCATGGGGGTGATCGGCGACCGGCTGGGCCGCTCCGTGGCCCGCCACGGCCGCAAGCCCTATGACATGGTGGGCAATGTGGCGGTGATCCCCATCGAGGGCACGCTGGTGCACAAAGGGGCATGGCTCGAAAGCGACTCGGGCGAGACGTCGTACCAGGGCATCCAGACCCAGGTGGCCGCCGCGGGGCGCGATGCCTCGGTGGCGGGCGTGGTGTTCGAGGTCGACAGTTTCGGCGGCGAAGTCTCGGGGGCGTTTCAGACCGCCGACATGATTTCCGCCTTGTCCAAGGCCAAGCCGACGATTGCCATTTTCACGGACAATGGTCTTTCGTCCGGCTATCTGCTGGGCGCGGCGGCGCGGCAGGTGATCGTGCCGGAGACTGGTGCCGCGGGTTCGATCGGCGTCATCACCATTCACACCGACATGAGCGCCGCCCTGGACCGGGCGGGCCTCAAGGTGACGATCCTGGCGGCCGGCGCCCACAAGGCCGACTTCAATCCGGCCGCGCCGCTCCCCGAGGACGTGGCGGCGCGCATCCGGGCCGAGTTGGAAGGGGTGCGCGAGGCCTTCGCCGGCCGGGTGGCTTCCTATCGCGGCAAGCGGCTCACCTACGAGAGAGCAATGGCTACCGAGGCGCTGATCTATCGCGGCGCCGCGGCGGTAACGGCGGGCCTGGCAGACGCCACGGGCCATCCGCAAGAGGCGTTTCAGGCGTTCGTTTCCACACTCAACCGGGCCTGAACGGCCCGCCATCAACTGAAAGGACCAACCATGACTGACAAGTCAGGGATGCTGGCGGCCGTCGCTCAGGCCGCGGGACTGGATGCTTCGGCGCCGGTCAATTTGACGGCTGCGCTTGTAGCGCAGCATTTTCCCGCCGTTGCCGCGGAATTCAAGGCCGAGGGCGCCAAGGCCGAGCGCCTGCGGATCGAGGGCATCGAGGCCCAGGCGATGAAGGGCCATGAGACCATCATCGCCGCCATGAAGGCCGACGGCACCAAGACGGGGGCGGACGCCGCCATGGCGATCGTCGCCGCCGAGAAAGCCCAGCGCGCCAACATGCTGGCGGGCCTCGCTGCCGACGAGCAGCGGGTGAAGGGGCTGCGGGCGGAGCCGGCCAATGGCTTCACGCCGGCGGCGGAGGCCGCCGCCGAGCCTGCCTCCGATGACTGGAAGGCCGCGGGCTTCACTTCGAAGGAAAGCTTCGAGGCGATGAAGCGCGCCGACGAACGCGGCGCCGTCAAGCTGGCCGGACCTACGGCGCGGACCAAGGGCTGAACCTCCTCTTTTCACTCACACCCAGCAAAGGGACTGAACAATGACGACTCTCGCAGCGAACAAGCCCCGGGCCTACGAAGGGGGCACCCGCAACGCCTTTCCGGTGATTGCGTCCGATATCATCTATGAGGGGGCCGCCGTCGGCCTCGTCGACGCCACGGGCCACGCCCGGCCGCTCAATGCGGCGGACCGTTTCGGCGGCTTCGCCGAGGCCCAGGCGGATAATTCCGCCGGGGCCGCCGCCGCCATCAACGTGACGGTGATCGAAAGCGGCAAAATCCAGCTCGCGGTGACGGACGCGGCGATCACCGACGTGGGCCAGCCGGTCTATGCCAGCGACGACGACACCTTCACGCTCAACCCGGCCGATGGCGCCTTCGTCGGCATGGTGCACCGCTTCGTTTCTTCGGGTGTCGCCGTGGTGGTGTTCGACACCATGGCGCTCCGCGACCCGTGGGGCGCCTATTCCACCCGCGAGACGCTGACCGGCACCAAGACCTTCGACGCCCAGGACTGCGGCAAGCTCTTCTGTGTCACGGCGGCCGGCGATGCCGACGCGCTGACGCTTCCTGCCATTGCCGACGGTCTCTCCGGTCTCACCATCCTTGCCGTCGGTGCCTTCGGCACCACGGCAGTGACCGTCGATCCCGCCGCCGCCGACATGATCCTTGGCCCCGACATCTCGGGCGCCGACAACAAGGATCTGATCTGCACCAAGGCCACGCAACGCCGCGGCGACTTCGTGGAGCTGATCGCCGGCGACGCCGACGGCTACATGGTGGTCAAGAAGCGCGGCGTCTGGGCCCGCGAAGCCTGATCCCGGCAACACCCTCAACTGTTCACTGAAAGGACAATCATATGGACCAGACTCTGCTGTCGAGCCGGGCGATCATGGGAATGTATTTCGCCCGCCTCGAAGCCAACCCCGGAGCGATGTGGATCGGCGACGTCTCCAACCTGTTCAACTCCGACCAGGAAAGCGAAACCTACAGGTGGATCGGCCAAACGCCGGTCATGCGCGAGTGGATCGGCGGCCGCCAGGCCAAGGGCTTCTCGGGCCAGGGCATCACCGTCGTCAACAAGCACTACGAGGCGACCGTCGAAATCCGCAAGAAGGACGCGCGCCGCGACAAGACGGGCCAGCTGCAGGTCCGCATGGCCGAGCTGGCCGACCGCGGCACCACCCACTGGGCGTCGCTGCTGTCGACTTTACTGCTCAACGCGCCGTCGACCGCGGCCTACGACGGCCAGTTCTTCTTCGACACCGATCATTCGGAGGGCGACTCGGGCAGCCAGAGCAACGACATCACCGTCGATATTTCGGCGATGCCGGCCTCGACGCACGGCACGACCACCGCCCCGTCGAAGGAGGAAATGCAGTGGGCCATCCTCAGTGCCGTCATGGCCATGGCGGGCTTCAAGGATGACCGCGGCGAACCGATGAACGAGGGGGCGCGCTCGTTCACCGTGCTGGTGCCCCTGGCGCTCTATCCGGCGGCGGCGGCGGCGGTGAACAGCATCATGAACGCGGCTCTGCCGCAGGACATGAACCCCAACATGGTGGCGGATTTCACCATCAAGGTTGTGCCGATCGTGCGCCTCACCTGGACCGACAGTTTCGCGGTGGTGCGCACCGACGGCCCGGTGAAGCCGTTCATCCGCCAGACCGAACAGGAGCAGGAACTGAAGGCCAAGGCCGAAGGTTCCGAATTCGAGTTCGACAACGATGCCTGGCAGTTCGGCATCGATGCCTGGCGGGGCGCCGGTTACGGCCACTGGCAATATGCCTGTTACGTGACCTTGATCTGATCGAAACCAGAAACGGAGTGAAGGCCGGAGGGCGCCCTTTGCGGCGCCCTCGGCCGTTACAGGAGACGATGATGCACAAAGTAACCGTCGACAATGGCTTGTTCCGGGTGGGGGCGGGGCAACTGCTCGGGCTGTCGCCCGCCCAGGTGAAGGACCGGCGCCATAAGCTGGACCGGGCGCCCGATGCGGTTGTGCCGCGCGGACGCGGCAAGGAAACCGATGGCTGGAGCTTCTGGACCGCCCGCGAGGCGCAGGAGTTCCGGAGAGGCGAGGTTCTGTTGATCGCCATCACCGATCTGACCCGGACGCAGCAGGCCGCACTCGCGGTCAGCGACGAGCGGATCGCCGCGGCCCGGGCCGAAAAGCTGGAGGCCGAAGCCGCGGCGGCGCGCAAGGCCGCCGCCGAGAAGGCCGCCGCCGAGAAGGCCGCCGCCGAGAAGGCCGCCGCCGAGAAGGCCGCCGCCGAGAAGGCCGCCGCCGAGAAGGCCGCCGCCGAGAAGGCCGCCGCCTGACATGGCCATCGAATCCGCCGCCGACCGGCTGGTGTTTCTGTCCGTGGACGATTTTGGCGTCACGGCGAGTTACACGCCGGTGGCGGGCGGGGCTTCCACCGATGTGCCCGGAATCTTCGACAAGGAATATTTCGAGATCGAGGCGGGGGCCGAGGTGGGGGTGGCGGGGACGCAGCCGCGCTTTGTGTGCCGCACCGAGGATCTGAGCGGCGGCGGAAGTTTTGGCGACGCGCTGGTGATCGGCACGGTGACCTACAAGGCCCGCGTGGTGCGGCCCGACGGCACCGGGATGACCGCGCTCTATCTCGAGGAGCAGTGATGGCGCACTTGCGGAAACGGATTCGCGATGCCGTCGTGACGGCGCTGACCGGGCTCGCCTCGACGGGGCCGCGGGTCTATCCGACGCGGGTCTATCCGATTCAGCCCGGCGCGCTGCCGGCGTTGTGCGTCTACACGCTGAGCGAGGCCTCGGAAGTGCATTCCATGGGGCCGGACCGGGCGCTGCTGCGGCAACTCGACCTGGTGGTGCAGGCGGTGGCCAAGGTCAACGACACGCTCGACGACACGCTCGATCAAATCTGCCTCGAAGTGGAGGGCGCCATCGGCACGGCGCCGACGCTCGGCGGGCTTTGCTACGACTGCACGCTCGCCTCGACCCGCATCACGGTCGAGGGCGAGGGCGAGAAGGAAACCGGCTCGGCTGTCATGGTGTTCAGCCTGCGTTACCGCAGCCGCGCCGCCGATCCATCGATCAACGCAATCTGAGAAAGGACAAAAATCATGGGCACCCACTGGGGCAATGAAGGAACCGTCAAGTTCGGCGCCAATGCGGTGGCCGAGATCGTCGAGTGGGATCTGGATGAATCGGTCGATCCGGTCGACGACACGGCGATGGGCGACGCCTATCGCACCCACATCGCCGCGTCCGGCACCAAGAAATGGAACGGAACCTTCACCTGCCATTGGGACGAGGCCGACACCAACGGCCAGCAGGCGGCGACGGTGGGGGCCTCGGTGACGCTCAACCTCTACCCCGAGGGCGCGACTACCGGCGACAGCTACATGACTGGCACCGCCACGATCACCCAACGCGGGATGACGGTGAAGATGGACGGCGACACCATCCGCCAGACCTTCAGTTTCCTCGGCAATGGTGCCCTGACGCGGACCACGGTCTAGGCCATGGCGAAGGATGACGTTTCGCCGGTGATGCGCCAGGTTTCGGCGCATTTCAAATCGCTGACGCCGCGGGTGATCGAGGTGGCCGAATGGGGCGCGGAGGAGGGCGGGCCGTTGGTCATCTATGGGATGCCGATGAATGTGGCGGCGGCGGAGAAGATTTTTGCAGCCGGAAAGAGTTCAAGTTTCGACATGTTCGTCGAAGCGATGATCCGCCTGGCCTGCGACGCCAAGGGCGATCCGCTGTTCACCATCGCCGACCGGCCGATGCTGCGGCGGACCGGGGCCAAGGAAGTGGTGGAGCGCGTCGGGCTTGAGTTGATCAAGAGCCGCGAGGGCGACGATTTGTTTCCGTCGCGCGAGACCCGCGTAAAAAACTGAGGGGCGAGCCCGAGCGCCTGGCGCGTTTCCGGCTCGCCGATTACCTGAAGAAGACCGTGGCCGAGATCGAGGCCATGGACTGGAACGAGTTCGAGGACTGGTTCGCGTTTCTGCAGATCAAGAACGAGAAGTAGAAGTAGCGATTTTCAAGGGAAAAAGCTGACATGGCCACCACCGCGCGGCTTGGCGTTGACATCGTCGCGGCCGACAAGTCGCGCGCCGCGTTCGATGCATTCTCGCGTTCGCTGCGCCAGGCCCAGGCCGAGCAGCGGCGCTTCGGGGCGGTGGCCAACGAGGCGTTCCTGGGCTTCGGGCGGGGCTTGCGCTCGGCGGCGGCGGCGATGGGGGTGACGTTCGGGGTGGGGGCGCTGGCCGCCTTCGCCAAGTCGGCGGTGACCGATCTCGCCGCGATCAAGGACCAGGCGGAGCGCGCCGGGCTGGCGATCTCCGACATGCAGTCGCTGACCTTCGTGGCCCGCCAGGGCGGCGGCGAACAGGGCGATATCGTCGACATTTTTCAGAAGATGAACAAGGCCCTAGGCGAGGCCAAGCAGGGCCATGGCGATCTCGGGGCTATCCTCGCCGCCAACAACATCAAGCTCACCGATGCCGCCGGTCACGCCCGCGACAATAAGGAAATATTCCTCGACATCGTCGACCTGGTGCGGGGGGCTGGCGATGAAATCGACCGCGCGCGCATCCTGCATGCGGCGTTTTCGCGGTCGGCCCAGGATGCCCTGCCGTTCCTGAAGGACGGCGCCGACGCGATCCGCGCGGGCGAGGACGCGGCGCGGGACGTCGGGGCCGTGATCGATGAGGATATCGTCAAGAAGGCGGCGGTATTCGACGACGTATGGACGGCGGCCTGGGACGGCTGGATGGCTCTGGCCAAGGCCAATATCGTCTCCGTCGGTAGCGTCATGGCTGATATGATCCGGGGACATAAACTACAGGACTTTACACCCGCCGAATCCGCGGCGAATCAACTGGAAGAATTGCAATTCGCCAGGGACGAAGTTAACAGGGCGAGAGCCGAGCTTGAGAGGGAAAAATTAATCGGATCGTCGGATGCCAGGATTGCCCTCTCCGCCGGCAACCTCGACGAGGCGCTGGCGTTTCTAAAGGCCGTCCAGCAGAATATGACCGGCGGACTCTTTGGCGACAAGGGACAGGGGCGGATCGGCGGGTTTGGTTTCACGACCAAGATGCCGGAGAAGCCGGAGAAGCCGGAGAAGCCGGTTACCTCGCGCACCGCCTCGACCGCCGCCATCGTGGCGGAGCGCGATGCCGCCGACGAACTGATCGAGAGGCTGGAGTATGAGCGCGCGCTGATCGGCATGACCGATGCCGAGCGGGCCGTGGCCACCAACCTGCGCGCCGCCGGGGCCGATGCCACGGCGGAACAGACTGCCGAAATCGAGCGGCTGACCAATGCGATGACCGCCGAGGTGGAGGCCCAAAAGAGTCTGGAGGCCGCCACGGCCGCCGCCAATAAGTTCGGCCGGTCGATCGCCTCGGCGCTGGAGGATGGCGTCACCAATCTGATCACCGGCGCCGATAATCTCAAGGGCGCCATCGGCTCCGTGCTGCAACAGCTGGAACGCCTGGCTCTATCGAAGGGCTTCGAGGCGCTGCTGGGGGCGGGCGGCCCGCTCGGCGCCGGCGGGTTGGGCGGAATCTTCTCTTCGATCTTCGGCGGAGGCTTCGGCGGGTTGCGGGCCGAAGGCGGGCCGGTGTCGGCGGGGCGGAGCTATCTGGTGGGAGAGCGCGGACCCGAACTGTTCACGCCCTCGGGCTCGGGCCAGATCACGCCGAACGGCATGGGCGGATCGACCGTCATCAACGTGCACATCTCGACGCCCTCGCCGGAAGCCTTTCGCAAGAGCCAGGGCCAGATACGGCAGCAGCTCGCCTCCGCCGTGGCGGCGGGGCAGAGGTACGCCTAGTGGCGATTTTCAAGGGATCGAGGGACGAGGGCTGAAATGTCGTTCGACGAGGTGCGCTTCCCGGTCAACATCAGCATCGGCGCCACGGGCGGGCCGACGCGGCGCACCGAGGTGGTGACCCTGGGCTCGGGCTTCGAGGAGCGCAACGCGCTGTGGGCCAATTCGCGGCGGCGCTACAACGCGGGCTACGGCGCCAAGACCATCGACCTCATTCACGCCGTCATCGAATTCTGGGAGGCGCGCAACGGCAGGCTGATCGGCTTCCGGTGGAAGGACTGGAGCGATTACAAATCGGTGGCGCCGCTGGTGGCGGTGCAGCCCGGAGACCAGGCCATCGGCGCCGGCACCGGGGCTCTCGCCACGTTTCAACTGGTCAAGACCTACACCAGCGGCGGGCGCTCTTTCGTGAGGACCATCGCCAAGCCGGTGGCGGGGAGCGTGCGGGTGGCGGTGGCGGGGGTCGAAAAGACCATCACGACGCAATGGACCATCGATACCGCGACCGGCATCGTGACCTTCACCGGCGGCAATATTCCAACCCTTGGCCAGGCGGTGACGGCGGGGTTCGAATTCGACGTGCCGGTGCGTTTCGACATGGACGAGCTGTCGATCTCGATTCCCGACATTCGCGCCGGGCAGATCGCCGACATTCCGATTGTCGAGATCAGGATATAGCGAAGTGAAAAACATCTCCGCCGCCCTGCAGGCCCACCTCGACACCGGCGCCACCACCCTGTGCTGGTGCTGGAAGGTGACGCGCGGCGACGGGCTGGTGCAGGGCTTCACCAACCACGACCGGGCCTTGACCGTCGCGGCGGTCACCTACGAGGCGGCTTCGGGCTTCACCGCGTCCGAGGTGGCGAAATCCCTCGGGCTGTCGGTTGACAATCTGAGCGTTCAGGGCGCGCTGAGCTCGGCCTCGCTCAACGAGGCGGATCTGGCGGCGGGCTATTACGACGGCGCGACGATCGCCATCACTCTGGTCAACTGGGCCGACACGTCCCAGGCGCAGTTGCTGCACGAGGGGCCGCTCGGCGATGTCAAGCGCGGCAAAACGGCGTTCGAGGCCGAGCTGCTGGGCAAGGCCGAGCTGCTCAACGTCGAGCGCGGGCGGCGCTTCGCCTATCAATGCGACGCCACGCTGGGCGACGCGCGCTGCACCATCGATCTGACCTCCGCCACCTACAAGGGCACCGGTGCCGTCACTTCGGTGATCGATCCGCGCCGCCTGGTGGTGTCGGGGCTTTCGGCCTACGCCGATGCGTGGTTTTCCGGGGGCAGGATTTTGTTCAGCTCGGGGGCGAATTCGGGGTTGGCCATGGAAGTCAAGCGCCACGTGGCGACCTCCACCCAGGTCCGGCTCGAGCTGTGGCGCGCCATGCCGGAGACTGTCGCCGCCGCCGATGCCTTCGCGGTGACGGCGGGCTGCGACAAGCAGTTCGAGACGTGCAAGGCGAGGTTCGGCAACGCGGTGAATTTCCGGGGCTTCCCCTACATGATCGGCAACGACGCGCTCCAGGCCAATGCCAGGCCCGGCGAGAATTTCGGCGGCGGCTCGCGCTATGGAAACTGATCGCATGAGCGCGGCGCTGATCGTCGAAACGGCGCGCGGCTGGATCGGCACGCCCTACCTGCATCAGGCCAGCCTCAAGGGCAAGGGCTGCGATTGCCTGGGCCTGCTGACCGGCGTGTGGCGCGAACTGGGCGGCCCCCAGCTCGACATCCCCGCCTATTCCATGGGTTGGGGCGAGGCCACCGGGGCTGAGGTGATGGTCGAGCGCATGAGGCCCCACCTCACGGAGATCGCCGTCGCCGCGATGGAGCCCGGCGACGTGGCGGTGTTCCGCATGCGGATGAATTGTCCGGCCAAGCATTGCGGCATCGTGGCGGAGCGCGGCGGCGCCGTGACGGTCATCCATGCCCGCGCCCGGCGCGCCGTGGCGGAGGAGGAGATGGGCCGGGAACTGACGCGGCGGATCGCCCATGTGTTCCGCGTGCCCGGCGATTTGCAAGCGCAAACGCCGGGCGATTTGCAAGCGCAAACGCCGGAGTTGTTCTGATGGCCACCGTTGTCCTGGGCGCCGTCGGCTCGGCGATCGGCGGGCCGGTAGGCGGCGCCATCGGTTCGGTGATCGGCTCGGTGATCGACAATTTCGTCATCGGCCTGCTCACCCCGGCGCAGAAGGTCGAGGGGCCGCGGCTCAACGACATCAACGTCCAGACCTCGACCGAGGGGGCGGGCATCCCGCGCGGCTTCGGCTATCACCGGCTGGCCGGCCAGGTGTTCTGGGCCAGCCGTTTCACCGAGACCAAACAGACCACGAGCTCGGGCGGCGGCGGCAAGGGCGGCGGCGGCGGGGCCAAGACCAAAACAACGGAATATCTTTATTCGGTGTCCTTCGCGGTGGGGCTGTGCCAGGGCGAGGTGGCGCGGCACGGCCGCATCTGGGCCAACGGCGAGCTGCTCGACACCTCGGGCCTCACCCTGCGGTTCTATCCCGGCTCCGAGACGCAGAGCGCCGACGTGCTGATGGAGCAGATCGAGGGCACGGGCAACAACCCGGCCTATCGCGGCCTGTGCTATCTGGTGTTCGAGGATTTTCCGCTGGCCGATTACGGCAACGGCCTGCCGCAATTGCAGGTCGAATTGGTGCGGGCTCTCGGCGCCGGCTCGGCGGGGGCGCTCGAGGACGCGGTCGAAGCGGTGACGCTCATTCCGGGGGCTGGAGAATTCGCCTATTCGACCGCGCTGATCTCCGCCAACGACGGCGACGGCGGATCGGCGCCGGAGAATTCGGCCACGCCCTCGGTGGGCGCCGACATCGTCAACTCGCTTGACGACCTCGAGGCGGTGCTGCCAAACTGCGCCAACGTCTCGCTGGTCACCGGCTGGTTCGGCTCGGATCTGCGGGTGGGCAGCTGCGCTATCAGGCCCAAGGTCGACAACGCCGACAAGGACACCAGCCCGGACAGCTGGCAAGTGTCGGGTGTCGCGCGTGGCGCCGCCCAGGTGGTGTCGAGCCACGACGGCGGCCCGGCCTATGGCGGCACGCCGTCCGACAAATCGGTGTTCGAGGCGATCACCGAGCTCAAGGCCCGGGGGCTCGGCGTCACGTTCTATCCGTTCATCCTGATGGACGTGGCCGAGGGAAATTCGCTGCCCGATCCGCGCACCGGGTTCCCCTATCAGCCGCAGTATCCGTGGCGGGGCCGCATCACTTGCGATCCCGCGCCGATGGCCCAGAACCTCGCCGTCCGCACCGCGGACTTTTCCGGCTATGTCGTGACATCGACGCCGGTGCTCACCTATGCCCAGGCCGATCCCTGGGGCGGCACGGAGGCCATTGCGGTCGAGGATGACGACGGGGCGGCGGCGGAAGCGCTGAACACCTCGCCGTTGGTGACGTCGCCCGCCGTGGGCGCCAGGATTTTCGGCGCGGTATTCGTCAGGAAAAACCCCGCCGCCACCTGGTTCGCGACCCTGCGGATCGCGATCAACGCCGGGGGCGGCGTCGTCGCCGATCTGAAACTCGATCTCACCTCCGGCGCCCTGGCCACGGTCCCCGGCGCCGGGGTGACGGTGCACGCATCCGGCGTCGACAGCGTCTACGACGATGCGGGGGTGGAATGGTACCGGGTGTGGGGCATCGTCAGCCATGACACCACCGTGCCCTCGGCGCGGCTCTTGATGTTCCCCGCCGCCGGCACGGTTTTTCCGACCAGCTCGGTGGCGGCGCTGGGCACCGCGCGCTTCGCCGGGCCGCAGATCGCGGTGTCCGCCGTCAAGCTCGACTACTACCGCAATCCATCGGGCTCCGAGGTGGTGACGGTGGACAAGACGGCCACGGCGGCAACCCAGTTGGAGAACTTCGTGGGCACCGCCGCGGCCGGCGATTTCGGGGCGTGGAACGGCGACACCATCCCCTATTCCGGCCCGGCCGAGTGGACGTTCCGCCGCATGATCCTGCACTACGCCAAGCTGTGCGCGGCGGCGGGGGGCGTGGATAATTTCCTGATCGGGTCCGAGCTGGTGGGGCTGACGCAGATGCGCTCCGCCGCCGCGACCTATCCCTTCGTGGCCGACCTGCAGACGCTGGCCGCCGATGTGTCCGCCATCCTCGGAGGCGCAACCCTGGTGGGCTATGCCGCCGACTGGTCGGAGTATCACTCGCACCGGCCCACGGACGGATCGGGCGATATCTATTTCAACCTCGACCCCTTGTGGGCCGACGCCAACATCGACTTCATCGGCATCGACAATTACCTGCCGGCCAGCGACTGGCGCGACGGCGTCTCTCACCTCGACTATGACGCCGTCAACGGCCCGTGGCGGATCCACGACACGGACTATCTCCAGGCCAACATCGCCGGCGGCGAGTATCACGCGTGGTACTACGCCAGTTCAGCGGATCGCGACGCCCAGACGCGCACCACCATCGCCGACAACCTCTATGGCTACCCGTGGATTTTCGGCCAGAAGCGGCTGCGCGACTGGTGGTCGAGCTTCCATCATTCGCGGGCCGCTGGACAGCAGAGCAACCTGCTGCCGGATTCCGGAAATCCGCAAAGCGCCGCCTGGACATTGCTCGGCGGCGCGGTCAAGACGGCGGTGGTTGGCACTCATCTGGAATACTTCGCCCTGGCCGCCGAGGTGGCCTCGGGCGGCAACAGCGCCGACCGGATTACCCGGTTCACGGCGGCGGTCGCGGCGACGGGCACCTACCGGGTCACGGCGCTGTTCAAAGCGGGCACCAGTGGCAAGCGGTTTCTGCGCATGGCCTGCTCCGCCAATTCGCTGGGGCTGTCGGGCACCATCGGCGCGGCTCCCACCTACGCAAACGTGGGATTCAGCTATTCCAATTTCAGCGAGACCGATCTGGGTGGCGGCTACTGGCGCGCCCAGATCGATGTGGTCAGCAATGCCGCGGCGGCGCTGGCGGTGCAGTTCGGTCCTAACAGTGCCGTGGCTGGGGAAAACGTCGTGCTGGTGGGCGCCGATGTCGTCCGCCTCGACGCCACCAGCTCGGCAAGCACTGGACTCGCCGCGCAGGCGAAACCCATCTGGTTTACCGAACTGGGCTGCCCGGCCATCGACAAGGGGGCCAACCAGCCCAACGTGTTCACCGATCCGAAATCCTCCGAGAGCTTCGCTCCCTATTATTCGAGCGGGGAGCGCGACGACCTGATCCAGCGCATGTTCATCGAGGCGCACTATGCGTGGTGGGGCGATGTGGCGAACAACCCGGTATCGTCCGTGTACGGACAGCCGATGGTAGACACCGCGCACATCTTCGCCTGGACATGGGACGCCAGGCCGTTTCCGTTCTTCCCGGCCTTCGAGACGATATGGACGGACGCCGCCAACTATCATCTCGGCCACTGGCTCAACGGGCGGGCCGGGGCGGTGCCGCTCGATCTGCTGGTCTCCCGCATCTGCGACGATCACGGCTTCGCCGATTACGACGTGTCCGATCTCCGGGGCATGGTCACCGGCTACATCGTCACCGGGCCGATGACGGCGCGAGCAGCACTGCAGCCGCTGATGACGGCGCTGCATTTCGACGCGGTCGAATCCGGGGGGCTGGTGAAATTCGTCATGCGGGGGAGGCCCGCCGCCACCGCGGCCGACGAGGATGGCGTGGTGATGCCGGAAGACGGTGGCGCCAGCCTGGCCTGCGAGCTGAGCCGCACCGCCGAAACCGCGTTGCCGGTGGCCTTCCGCATTTCCTACATCGAGGCCTCGGTGGACTACCGGGTGGCCCAGGTCGAGCAGCAGCGCCTGGGCGGCGACGCGATCCGCGTCGTCGAGGCCTCGCTGCCGCTGATGATGGACCAGGGCCAGGCCATCGGCGTCGGCGAGCGGCTGATCCAGCAGGCCTGGCTGGAGCGCGAGCAGGCGTCATTCACACTGCCGCCGTCGCTCATGGCGCTCGATCCCGGCGACGAGGTTGAGTTGACCTTCGGCGGGCGTCAGCGCCGCCTGCGGCTCACATCGGCGGCGATCGGGCGGGCGCTCGAAGTCAAGGCATCCGGCACCGATCCCTCGCTGTACGAGCCGTTCCGGGGGCCGCGGCGGGCCATGGGTGCGGTGTCGCGCATCGCGGTGCCGGGCCGGGCGCTGCTGGTGTTCGCCGATCTGCCTGTGCTGTCGAGCGAGGCCAACGCCTGGGCGCCCTATCTCGGCGTCTACGCCACGCCGTGGGCGGGTGCTGTCAACATCCACCGGAGCTCGGCGGACGAGGGCTACACGCTCGACACCCAGGTCACGAAACGGGTGGCGATGGGGGTGACCGGCGGCACGCTCGGCATCGGGCCGGAATCGATCTGGGACATGGGCAACACCATCAGCGTGCGGATTTACGAGGGAACGCTGGCCAGCGCCTCGGAACTCGAGGTGCTGAACGGGGCCAACGCCATCGCGGTCGAGAACGCCGATGGCGATTGGGAGATTCTGCAATTCGTCACCGCCACCCTGACCGGCACCCAGACATGGACCCTGTCGCAACTGCTGCGCGGCCAGCTCGGCACCGAGGCCGCGATGGTGGGCGTGGCGGCGGGAGCCCGGGTGCTGGTGCTCGACGACAATCTCTATCAGCCGGGTATGCCGCGCAGCCAGTTCGCACTGCCCTTCTACTATCGCTGGGGACCGGCGACGCAAGCGATCGGCTCGGATTCGTACCAGACCGAGGTTTTTACCGGCGAAGGGGTGGGGTTGCGCTGTTATTCCCCGGTGCAGGTGTCGAGCGTCACGGCGGCGGGCGACGTGACGATCTCGTGGGTGCGCCGCGACCGGATCGGCGGCGACGCATGGGAGGCCACCGAAATTCCGATGAGCGAATCGGCGGAGAGTTACGAGTTGGACGTGTTCGACGGCGCGGCGGTGGTCCGCACCCTGACCGCCGCGACGCCTGAAGCAACCTACACGGCGGCGCAGATGACAACCGATTTCGGGGCGCCGCCTTCGAGCTTTGACATCGAGGTCTATCAGATATCGTCGATCACCGGGCGGGGCACGGGCCGCGCCGCCACCATCACTGTGTGAGGAATAACCCATGACCGACACGCCGCGCCACGCCATGCCGGAGATCGCCGCCGCCCAGGCGCAGAAGCACGTGACCCACAACGCGGCGCTGCTGATCCTCGACGCCCTCGACAATGCCAGCGTCATCGACCGCGATCTCGCCACCCCGCCGGGCAGCCCGGCCGAGGGCGATACCTATCTGATCGCGGCCGCGCCGACGGGCGCGTGGACCGGCCAGGTGGGCAAGATCGGCTTTTATGCCGGGGCGGCGTGGAACTTCTATCCGGCCTTCAAGGGTCTGATGCTGTACGTGGCCGACGAGGCGGTGTTCATCGTTTACAACGGCGCGGCCTGGGTGCTGCTGTCGACGCTGATCGGGGCGCTGCAGAACCTCGCCCTGCTCGGCATCAACACCACGGCGGACGCCACCAACAAGCTGGCGGTCAAGTCCCTGGCCATCCTGTTCGACAACATCGGCAACGGCACCCAGGTCAAGCTCAACAAGGCGGCGGCCGGCGATAGCGCGAGCTTCCTGTTTCAGACCGGCTATTCGGGCCGGGCGGAGATCGGCACCACCGGCGACGACAATTTTCACTTCAAGGTGAGCGCCAACGGCTCCACCTTCAAGGACGCCATCACCATCGACAAGACCACCGGCGCGGTGCGGCAGCTGAGCTGGGGCCACCGGCTGTCCATCGCCGCCGCCATGCCGTGACAACATAACCCGGACAACAGATTTCAGGAGATAGCTGCCCATGGCCGCCAACAACAATCCGATCTTCACCCGCCTCGCCGACATCCAGTGGAGCGCCACGGCACTCAGCGCCGCCAACACGGCCAAGGACGGCACCGGAACGGTGGCCACCGTGTTCACCGCCGACGCCACCGAGGGCGGCTACGTGTCCAAGCTCACGGCCAGGCCGTCGGGCACCGCCGTTGCCACGGTCCTGCGGGTGTTCATCAACAACGGCTCGACGAACGCGACACCCGGCAACAACATCCTGTTCGCCGAAATGACGCTGCCCGCCATCACGCTTTCCGAAGTGGCGGCGCAACCGGCCTACGAGATGGAGCTGAACCTGGCGCTGCCCGCCGGCTACAAGATCAACTGCACGCTGGGGACGGCGGTGGCGGCTGGCTACTATCTGAGCGTCGTAGGGGGGAAATACTGATGGCCCGCCTGATCACCCAGAAGATGGTCGACGCCGGCCTCGGCATCTACCTCGCCCGCGACGATGGGCCGGATGGGGTGCAAACCTCCGGCGACGTGGTGCGCGACATTTTCGGCGCCATGGACAGGGCCGATCTGGTCTTCGAAACGGAGGCCACGGGCGGCGGCGGCGGCAAGTATCCCGCGGTCGCGGCCGGAGGCGAGCCGGTCGCGGCGGCGTTGGCGGCGGGTTACATCAAGGTGCGCTGCATGGCCGATGGAACTTACGCCGATCTCTGGCAGGCCGTCGAACATGGCGCCGTTGGGGCCTATTTCGACGGCACCGGAAAGCCCGCCGAACCGCCGGAGGTGCACGAGATGATGGTCCTCGACGCGACCATCCGCCCGGCCATCGGGGAGGACGCCTGATGTCGCTTCCCAATCACATCCCGGGCCGGTCCGGCGCCGCCACAGTGTCGGTATTCAAAGCGCGCGGCACCACCGACTGGCAGACATGGAAAAAACCGGCCGGCGTGTCGATGGTCATGATGATGCTGATCGGCGGCGGTGGCGGCGGCGGCGGCGGCAAGACCGGGGCCGCGGGAACCGATCGCGGCGGCGGCGGTGGCGGCGGTTCGGGTGCCATGTGCCGGGCGCTGTTTCCGGCCGATGCCCTGCCCGACGAACTGTTCGTCAACGTGGGCGTGGGCGGGGCTGGCGCGGCGGCCGACGGCACCGGGTCGAGCGGATCCATTTCATACGTCAGTGTCGCTGCGAACCAGACCGGGGCCAACGTCGTGCAGAAGTCCGGTGGCACCCCCGCGGCGGGCGGTTCCCCCGGTACTGCGGCCACGGGCGGAGCCGGAGGGGCCGGCGAAACCACCAGCTCTTTCGCCTTCGCCAGCGCCCTGCTGGCGCTCGGCCTGGGCAGTGCTCAAGCCGGCCAGGCGGGCGGTGCGGGTGGTGCCCAAACGGGGGCCGACGGCACCGCCATCACCTGGGGCGCCGCCGGGTTGCCCATCACTTCGGGCGCGGGCGGCGGCGGAACTCCGGCGGCCAACACCAATTTTGCAGGCGGTGCCATCACTGGCGCCGGCCTGCTGCCGACACTGGCGGGTGGTGCCGCCGCCGCGGGCGCGGGCCAGGCGGGATACGGTCTCAAGCAGCCATTGCAATCCTCGGGCGGCTCGGGCGGCGGCACGGCTGGAGGGGCTGGAGTGGCCGGGGCCGGCGGGCCGGCGGGGCCCGGTTCGGGCGGCGGCGGCGGCGGCGGCGGCGTCACCGGCGGGGCCGGTGGCCGTGGCGGCGGCGGCCTGGTCATCATCGTGGCGTGGTGATGGCCGTCGGCGTCATCCGGTTCCGGCCGCCCACGAATCTCGCAACTCAAGCGATGAGGATGAATGATGGACCCGCTGCAGCAGTTGATCGGGATCAAGGCCACGCATCTCTTGGCGGGCCTGGCTGGCGGCACGGTGCGCGCCCTTCTCATGGGCGGCGGATGGTGGGCAGCGACAACCTCGGTGATGATCGGCAGTCTCACGGCGGGATACATGACCGCGCCGGCCTTCGCGGCGGCGACGGCGTATTTCGGAATACCGCCCGAGACATCGACCGAGCACGCCGTTGGATTCCTGGTGGGCCTCATGGCCATGCTGCTCTGCGAGGGCATTCTGCGCATGGCCAGGACATGGGCGAAGAATCCCACACTGCCGCCGCGCCCATGAAACTCCGTTTCCACTGGCTGCCGACGATGCTGGCGATCCTGGCATGGGCAGCGAAACGATCTCGTTTCTTGCCGCAGTCGACGCACTGCCGCGCTTCTAAGGAGGTTCCCATGCGGACCATAGTTCTCGCCGTGCTTGCCCTCGGTCTTGCGGGAGCGCCCGCCGCGGCGGAGTGCGTGCCCCCGCAGCAGCTCACTGAAAACGTGCTGGCCCAGGTTCCGGGCGCCGACGTGCGCCCCGCGCCCGCGGGCTTCATGGCCCGCTTCAACGCCCTGCCGCCGGCCACAAACATCGCGGCGGATTACGTGCTGGTGTTCAGCCACGCGAGCAAAACCGCCGTGCTGGTGGCGATGTTCAACAAGGGCTGCTGGGTCGCCAGCCAACAACTGGCCGTGCCGCAGCTCATGGAACTGCTGAAGAAGATCGAGGGGGACGGCGCATGACGCCGCTTCCCAAAGCCTATGCCTGGCTTGCCGACGAGCCGGGCCCCCGCATTCTGAAGGTGGCGCTGGCCACCTACGGCACGGCGGAACAGCCGGGGCCGGGGAACAACCCGTCGATCATGGCGTGGGCGAAGGCCACGGGGCAGGACCGCGTCTACAGGAACGACGATACGGCGTGGTGTGGCCTCACGATGGCCTATTGGGCGCTGGAGGCGGGGTTTCCGTTCGAGGGGCCGAACCCCTTGGGTGCCCGCAACTGGCTGTCCTGGGGCAATTCTGTTGATCGGCCGGCCCTTGCCGACGCGCTGGTGTTCTGGCGCGGTTCCAAGACCGGCTGGCTGGGGCATGTGGGCATGTACGTGGGTGAGGACATGAACGCATTTCATGTGCTGGGGGGCAACCAGGGCGACCGGGTGTCGATCAAGCGCATCGACCGCACCCGGCTTCTCGGGGCGCGGCGCTGCAAGTGGCGGATTGCCCAACCGTCCAATGTGCGGGCGGTGTTGCTTTCGCCCGCCGGAGCCATGGGCGGCAGCGAGGCGTGACCATTTTGCCGGCGGCGGCAAGATGGTTCGGCTCCGATTCGGCTCCGATCTTGTGACACCGCGCCCGGCGGTTCCGGGCCCCCTCCACATAAGGACATCCTGATATGATCGCACTCCGCATCCTCGGGGCGATGGCGCTGTTTGCCGTTGCCCTCAGCCTCCCGGCCCTCGCTCAGTCCTCGACCGAGGTCCAGATCCCGCTCGGCTCGTGGATCAACAGCGCGTCCGAGTTCATCGCCCCGGTGCTGGCGGCCGCCGTGCTGTGGATGATTCGCAAGCTGCCCGGCCAGGTGTCCGGCATGCTCATGGCCATGCGCGTCGACCAGCTGCTCGTGAAGGCCATCGACTACGCCATCAACGCCACGGCGGGTGCGGCGCGCGACAAGCCGCTCAAGGTTAACGTCGGCAACGAGGTTGTGGCCCAGGCTATCAACTACGCGGTCAACCACGGCCCCGGCTGGCTTCTCGGGTGGATCGGAGGCGAAGTGGTTCTGCGCGAGAAGATCATCGCCAGGCTCAACGTCGACGCGAGCGCCGCGCTGAAATGATCTGGCTGGTGTTCGCCATCGCGGCGGCCGTGCTGGTGGGCTCGGCCTTCCTGGCCGGCCGCGATCCCCGCTTCTGGTGGGGCATGGGCCTCCTGGCGTGGGAACACATCAAGCCGGGCCTGACGGCTGCGATCGCCAGGGACTTCTCGCCCGCGAATACCGCCCGGGTGGCGGAAGCAACGCGCCAGGGCCTCAATCCGGCGCTTCGGGGCAGGAAGGGGCCGCGCAAGTAGAGATCGCCGCCGGCGGCCAATTCCGGCCCGCCTGACGGCCTTGGGCGCGGCGGCTCAACCGCCGCATGGATCGTTGGAGGTTTTACCCGCGAACTTCACTCACCATGTGGTGACTATCACCCCTAGTCACCATCAACGCCTTGCCCCGCCCCGGTCATCCCGGCGGCGGGGCTTTTTGCGGTTGTGGGCCGTGGTATCCTACCCGCCATGCCCGGCGCCGTTGACCCTGCCGTCCTGCTCGATCGCCCCCTGATGCTGGGGCGCATCGGCGTGGATGACTATGCCATCCGGGTGGCCGGGTTGAGTTTGGGCCGTATCATGGCCCGCCCGATGGCCGGTGGCCGGGTGTCGTGGTTCTGGTCTCTCACCGGCCCCTATGTGCCGCAGACCATGGGCGCCACATCTGGCGACGCCGAGAGCCTCGATGCAGCCAAGGCCGCGATCAAGTCGGCTTTCGACACATGGCTGCGCTGGGCACAAGGGAAAGGCGAGGCGGTGTGGCACGGGTGAGGCGTTGATCTCCTTGATCCGGCACCAGGATCATGCCACCCTCCTGAAGACAAACTCCATTGGGGGGGCGGTCAACAACGCTCTCCCGCTACCAGGCGCTCCCCCCAACAGTGGGGTGAGGCTGCCGGACACTTCAATCGTATAATCGCGGTGGACCGTGACGCGGGCCACGAGGCGGCGGAAGGCATCGAGATGCTCGGGCGCGCGGGCGGCAAGCGTTGCCACCGCGGCGCGCAGGTCCGCCAGCATGGCGCGGAACCTCGCCAGGGCCGATGTGTTGAGATGGACCACCGGCGGTTCGCCATAGTCGGCTTGTTCCGCGGCGAGGCGGCGCTTCTCGGATTCAAGGGCGGCTATCTTCGGCCCCATGGTTTCGGCACTGACGGTTCCCGCGATCAACAGCCCCACGGCCCGGTCCAGATCGGCCGCCACGGTGGCGAGCCGCCGCTCGGTCTCTGACCGGTTCCCGGCCCGGTCCCGCGCCAGGCGGCGGAGCTCGGTGTTGTAGGCCCGAACATATTCCCGCGCCGCTTCGTCATGCCCCAGGTGCTCGACCATCCCCTCGATCACCGCCGCCTCGATCCGGTCGAGATAGTAGCTGCCCCGGTTTTCGCAGTCGCCGGACTCGGCCAGCCTGGTGCAACGGATGCGGATGCGGCCCGCCGACCGGTCATGGACAGACATGCCCCCGCCGCAACAGGGGCAGGCCAGCAGGCCGGACAGCAGGTGCCTGGGTGCGCGGGTGTAGCCCCCGGCCCCCGGCCCCCTGCGGCGCTCCTGAGCCGCATCGAACTGGGCACGGGACACCACGGCAAGGGCGGGGGCTTCGCTCCTCACCCACAGATGCCGGGGGTTGGCCCGCGACACCCGGCGGCGGCTTTCGGGATCCCGAGCCATGTGGACCTTGTTCCACACGATCACTCCGGCATAGAGTTCGTTGCCGAGGATGCCGTTGCCGCGTTGGCCCCAGCCGTTGATGGTGGAGGCGTTCCACCTCGAGCCGCGCGGCGGGGCGATGCCGTCCCGGTTCAACTCCCCGGCGATGAGCCGCGGCGACTTGCCGCCCAGGAAATCGGCGAAGATGCGGCGCACCACCTGGGCCTCGGGCTCGACAATCTCCATCCGCCCCGGCTCGCCCTTCACCGGGCGATAGCCATAGGCCCGCCCCCCGGCGTGCAGCCCGTCCCGGACCCTCCCCTGCATGCCGCGCCTGATCTTGTCGACCATGCCGCTGAGCATGATCGATGATACGAGGCCGGAGACGCTGGCCTTGAGCGAGTCGAGCTCGCCGCCCGACACCTGCTGGATGGTGACGCCGGCGAAGTTCAGCGCGTCCCGGATGTCGTGGATGTCGCCGGGGTGGCGCGACAGCCGGTCGCCATGCTCGACGATTACGGCGGCGAACCCCCGCGCCTTGGCGTCCCGGAGCAGCCGCATGAGGCCCATGCGGTCATGAAATCTCGATCCCGACATGGCGCGGTCATCGTAGAGGCGCACCACGTCGTAGCCGTTGCTTAGCGCCCAGTCCCGGCAAAGCGTGACCTGGTCCTCGATCGATCTGTCGGACTGGAGGTCCGAACTGTAGCGGGCGTAGATCGCGGCGGGGGTCATCCGGCCTTGTCCTTCTGCTTGTCGCGGGCCTGAGCATCATCCTCGCGCGCCGCCGCGATGGCAAGGGCACGGATCAGGGCGAGAAAATGGGGGGCCGGTGCCGGGGCTTTGGCGGGGGTGCGGGGCATGGTCAGCGGCCCGAGGTGGGAGGATAGGCGGTCATATGTCAGCCTCGATCCTCCGCCACGTTTCGCGCAGCATGGCCTCGAACGCAACGGCGAGCGCCGCCGCGTGATCGGGTTTGTCCAGCCACAGACCGGGCCGATCTGTGTCATCAATCGACGCGCGGTAGGCTTCGATGCCGATGGCGAGGATTTCCGGGTCGAGTGTGCTCATGGCTAGCACTCGATCTCCGCGAGGACGGCGGTGGCGCCGATTTCTAGAAGCGGGGTGCGCTTGGTGGCGCCGCCGTGCGGGAAGCACAGCTTGACGGCTATGTCCAGCGGCATGGGTTCCGTGGCGGTGAGAGTGACAGCAACGGAAATCAGTTGGCCACTGGTTGGTCCGTACATATTCCTATCCTCCTCACTGTAAATCGGCTGGTGACGGTCTCGAAGCCGTCGGCGAACCGGACGCGGATGCTGCCCATGTTCTTGGGCCGCGGCGGGTTGACGATCATCGGGCATGGCTCCGGGGTCCCACGCCGCGACACGGCGGTGATACGGCACGGCTGGCCGTGCCGGTGGCCAAGGAAGAGCCTTAAACGCCAGGCGTGGGTCACAGCTTGGTCTCCGTTGCGCTCGTCCAGGTGAACTGCCTCCGCCACAGAATCCGTGCCATGTCGACAATCCATAAAATGGTGGTGATCGGCCAGAGAACGGCGAACGCAAGAATAAGAGGAAGCGGGAAACGGCCTTTCTCATCGGCCACAGTAATGGCGAGAGCGGTGGGCACGCTTCCGAGGACGTACAGGGCAAGAGTTAGCCATATCATGATTGGTCGCTTTCTCCTGAGTTGAGGGATGCGACAAAGTCACTGCCCTTTTGCGTGATGCCGCCAAAGCGAGGGAAGACTAAACCATGGCGAGCAAGTTCGGGCCAGCAAGCGCCGACGGCAGAGCCCCAGCGGAGTTTACCGGCATGAAGCTCGCGAAGAATTTCGATTGCGGTTGGAGATAGAATTGTCATGGAGTCATCTCCTCCTGCCGCGCCGCATTCAGTTCCACCATGGCCCCTCATAGCTGTGCCCTCATGGACACGTTGATTGTTTCGGGGGTAGCCCGCACGATGCGATAGCCAGCCTCTTCGATGGCGGCGAGAGCCACGCCGGCCTGACCTAGATAACAGGCTCGGTTGTCCTCTGGATCGCTGCCATCCAGAGTCTCGCAGAACGAGGCTGCGTCAAAATTATCCCCCATAGCCCTGGCGATAGCTCGGGCAATGGCTTCTTCAATGGTCATGGCCAACTCTCTTGGCATCGTCCGATCCTCCATTCTTTCGAGGCGACGGTGAATTTCTGCAATGTCGGCTTCGAGTCGAAGAATAATCGAGTGCTCTTGCGCATCGTGAAGGCGGCCCAGTTTCCATCGTAAGTCAGCTAGAAGTTCTCTCGCGCGGTTGGTTCGCTCATGGTCATTACGGCCCCTTCCTTTGCATTTGTGCGCCACGGTCACGCGCGGTCCAATCGTTCAATCTCGGCAACGATCAAAGCGGCGGCCCTTATCAGGTCGCTACGTCTGGTCTTGGGCTTCCACCACTCTTTCGCCCAAGAGTGAGGCCACAGCTTGAACAAAGTGGAGCCAGAGTTTCTCATGGCATCCACCAGCGCGTCTTCCCTGGCGGCGTCCGTGTACGTTGACAGCACTGTGTACGTGGCTGCCGCCCTCGCCAGACTCCTGTCCACGTGCTGGTCATCATGCGCGTGCGTCCATCCTTCAACTTCGATCTGCCGTTTCCGTTCGGCAGCGATTTCTTCAATGACAGTCACTGTTTTTTCCTTCCTTCACAACGATAGGCCACGGTCACGCGCGGCGCGGGCGTTTCGATTGCCGAGATGCAGGCGTACCAGTAAAGGATCAGCGCGAGTTCCATTGCTTACTCTCCGCCAGTCATGTTTGATGGAAAGCTAAATCGTGGCTTGATCCCAAGCCGTCGCTGCATTTCAACGAACGTGTCGGCGACGATCTGCAGCGGGGTCAAGATGTCCGATTCCTCTCTGTCGGTTAAGCCTACGATGCCGTCCAGGATCGCCCGCGACCTCATGACGGGAAGGAAGATCGTGCTCAATTCGACCATGTGCTCGAATAGTTCATCATCCATCGCCATCACTCCGCTGCCGCTTTGACGTCGGCGAGCATCCCCGCGCGCATGTCGCACCAGTCCGGGGTGTTGGCGGGATCGGGAATCGTCTGGGGTGGCTTCTTGTGGGTGCATGACGTGTGGATACGGAAATGGCACCATGTGCACGAGGCACGGAAGGTTCCGTCTGGCTCGTGAACAACGGCGGGGCCGAAGGATCGGGGCGGGCGCGCGGCTTTCCCCATGGCTACTCCGCCGCGCGCTTGAAGGGGAGAACCACCTCCGCGGCGCCGCCGCCGATCAGGGCGGTGTGGGCGTCGATCTGGTTCTGAAAACTGTCCAAAATGGTCTTGCGGATTTCGGCGAAGCCCGCGTTGGCGGCGGCGAGCACCTCGTCGAAGGCGGCGAGGGTGCGGTCGCGTTCGGCCAGGGTCTGCTCGCGATCGTGCCGGGCGCGGGCTTCGAGATCGGCGATGGTGGTCATGGTCATTCTCCTTTTTTCAGCCGGATGGGGTAGGCGTGGGGCGGGGCGACATGGGCGCGGTGAAGGCCAGCGTGCCGGGCGGCAGCGATTGGGCGTGATCGGCCAGCGCGGCGGCGGCGTTCTCGTAGGCCGCATGGCGGATCGCCAGGTGACTGGTGCTGGCGGCGTGGGCCTGGACTTGCTCCGCCAGGGCCTGCTCGGCGGCGACCAGGTTTTTTGCCAGGCGGGTGAGTTCGGTGTGCTCGATCAAGGGTTATTTTCCTTCCGTTGACTGATGGCTGCGGTCATGCCCCGGTGGTCGACGTGGGCGAGGCCGCGGCGCACCAGGGCGTTGATGGTGGCGCAGCGGATGATATCGGGCTCGCCGCCGTGGCTTCGGGTCCAGCCGCCGACGACCCGCACCAGGCCGGCACTCAGCTGGTCGAGGGCAAAGGCGGCGCTGGCGCGGCAGCGATAATTGTGGCGGGCGGGCATCACGTTCCTCCGTGCACGTCGAAATTCATGATTCCGTGGCGGGGGCGCGGCCCGCGCAGAATGTCGAGGCGGGCGAACAGCGCCAGGAAGTGTTTCTCGGCCACGTCCGAACGCAGCGCCTCGACCGGAATGCGGGCGGGCGGCGTTGCCTCGGGGCAGGGGCCGGGCATCCACTTGATCCACTCCGCCGCCAGCACGGCGGCGTCCGCCGCCTTCACCTGGCGCGCGTCTCCAGCCGAAACCTCGATCCCGAAGCGCGCCATCACCGCCCGGTCGATCCCATCCTGCAGCCTTCCGATCGCGTCGGCACCCGCCAGCCGCGCCACCGCGCGCTTGACCGGCGTCGGGATATCGCCGGTGAAGGCCTCGTGGGCGTCGTGCAGGAGGCCCCACAGCTGGGCCGTGGGCGAGGCCTTGAGGCGGGCCAGTTCGCGGGCCACGTGGATCGAGTGCGAGGCGACGTTCACCGTCATGTGGGCGGCGCCGCAGAAGCGCGGCAGCTGGGCGAGGTGGCGGGCGATATCGCCGATATCGATCGAGGCCGGGTGCGGATCGTCGAGCGCCACGGCGGCGCCGGACCAGGTGCGGACGAAGGGGGAGGTCATGGAGCGCGGCATCCGGAGGAAAGGCCCGGAGCCGGGGAGGATGCCGGCTCCGGGCAGGTGGCCGGCGCTACCCATGATGCGCCGGCAGGGAAAGCGGGATTGAGGGCGCGCGCCTCGATGGCCAGGGCGCGGCGGGCGGAGGCGGCCAGTTCGGCCACGATCGCGGCAACGGCGGGATCGCGGGTCATGCCGCCCGCCTCATGTCGCCGGCGTCATAGGAAGGCTTTCTCTTCAACAGCCCCGGCGAGCGTCCCCCCGCGTAGAGGGAGTCTGCATCGCGGATCATCGCGCCTTCGAACCCCTCGCCGATCCATCCATCATAGAGGCAGTCCGCCTCGTGCCTTGATTTCACCTCGACCGTGGGCACGGCGTAGACGGCTCCGGCCGTGCCGGGGACGATTGCGGCAAGCCGCTCGTGACGTTCGGCGAAGCGGCGGCCATGGAGGCTGGCGATATCGAATACGTGAAGCGCGAGCGGCGTGGCGGCGGATGGCTTCTGGTACAGGGAAAGGGTGCGCGGCAAATCGTGGCGGAGGCCGTGGTTGTAAAGTTCACCATCGAGAACCAGGCCGGGGTGCTCGGCAAACACCGGCGCGAGCGCTGCGGCGATGTGATCGTGGCCGGCGATGCGAAGCAGGTTCCGCGTCCACAGGCCGCCGCTGTTGGCCAGACAGCGGACGCCGTTCAACTTCGGCTGCAGGATGGCGCGCAACGGCATCCGCCCCCCGAAAGTCAACGCCAGCATGGGAAGTGATTGTGGGGCGCCATGGTCGCGGGTCATGCCGGTCACAGCCCCGGACCGTTGGGCCAGTCGCCGTAGTCCCAGCCCTCGACGTCGCGGCGGGCGCGGTTGCGCCAGGCGCGGCGCGCGGTGTGGACGATGAACACGGCCCCGGCCAGCGCCAGGCCGAGAACGGCCCCGGTGAGCAGCGTGTGGAGGATGGGGGGTATGGTCATGGAAACACCCGGCGGCGGTTGATTCGGGGTGCATGGTAGTATGACTTAAATCAATGTGTCAATGACTGTCACATGATTTCCATCATACGTAAAACATCGAGATGTCTCTTGCCGTAGCGAAAGCGATTCTCTAACTTCGATGCCGTCGTGGAGGCGGGCGGGGAGAGACGGGTGGATTCCAACAACGTGCTCATGGCCGTCATGGCGATTTTCGCCTTCCTGGCAATCTTCGCCCCGGTCGTACTGGGCGCATCGACCAGCCGCCGCGGGCCGATGGTTCTGGCCTTCGTGCTCACCCTCTCCGCTCTCGGGTTGACCACGGTGGCCAAGGGCTTCGGCGATACGGTCATGACCGCCGCCCTGTGGCTGGGAGCGCTGATCTGCGGACTTGCCGCCTATCTGGATCACGCCATCCGCGCCGCCGCCCGCACCCTCGCCTGGCGGCTGCTCAAACTCGACGATGCGGGACTGAAACCACCGCGCCACGACCAATGAAACAGGGTGGTGGAGATGGAGCCATAGCTGCTATTTCGACTGAGTGGCCCGCCATTCCCACGGTGGCGTAAAGCGGCCCGCCCACAGGCCGCGGCCGGCAGCGCGGGCTTCGGCTTCGTCGGCCGCGAACTCGTTCGAATAGCGGGTAAAGGCCATGGCCCAGCCCAGCCGCACCATTTCGCGGTTGAGATCGACGCGTCCCGCCCGGCAGTGGGCGATCTCGCGGCCATAGCGGTCGAGGCCGTCGAAGTCGCAAACCACCGGCCCGCGGCGCAGGAGCGAGCGGAGCACGGCGGCGGCGCGGTGGCCGCATTCGAATTCCGCCCCCGACGATCGCTGGCATTCCTGGCCGATCTCCGGCGCGTCAATGCCTTCAAGCCGGATGCGGTGTTCGCCGCTGGCGATGGTGTCGCCATCGATGACCCGAAACGGTTCAACGGTGAGCAGGGCAGCGGCGAGGATGGCAGCAAGCGGGGACATGGAAGTAAGGACGGATGAACCCGTGAATTCCGGCGTCAGGAAGCCTTCCGCCGTGGTTTGACGCTGGCGATGACGGTGCCCCGGATCATCAGGTTCTGGTCGATCATGTAGGGTTTCAGCAGGCCCGGCGAGGTGGGCGCGGCCAGCAGCACCGGCGGCTGGAAAATCCGGAACAGCGCCTCGGCGCCGCGCGAGCGCCAGTCGATCACCGTGGCGCACACCACGTCGCCGGGCTCGGGCGCCATGTTGAGGTCGACGATCATCACGTCGCCCGGCTGATGACCGATAGCTTCCAGAGCCCGGGTTTTCAGCACCCATGGATCGGTGGCGTTGCGGCCCTCGCAGATGGCCTTGACGGCGGCGGCGACGGCATCGCCGTCCGGCTGGCGCGCCGCGATGTAGGGCAGGGCTTCGGCTTCGGCGAATCCATGATCGGGCGTTTCGGCCACCGCCGGGAAGCGCGGCATGGGGCCCATGATGATGCCCGACGCGACCTCGATCTTGCGGATCACCCGGCTCGACAGCGTCTGGCCCTCGCGGCGCTGCGACATGAAGCTCGACAGGGTAGAGGGATCGAAGCCCGCGCGGTTGGCCAATTGCGTCTGATTGAGGCCGGTGCGGTCGATGACGCGCTGCACGAAGGCGCGCTGCTCATCGATCTGGACCCGCAGTTCGTCGCTCAAAGTCATGGTGCGGGGAAGTGTGGCCACAAGGCCCATCGGAGTCACGCGGATAGAAAACAGTTGACGAATCACTGTAATCATAAAATCATGTGACTATCAATAAGGAATGATTCGGACCATGAACCAGCCTGCCGCCAGCCCGCTCCGGGCCGCCTTCGAGGCGGTGGAAATCCGGCGTTCGCAGGCCGGCATCAGCCGCGCCGAACTGTGCCGCCGCGCCGATCTCAACGAGTCGACCTACACCCTGTTGCTCCAGCGCCGGGACCGAGTCCCCCACGTGCGGACGGTGAGGAGCCTCGAACGCGCCCTCATGGCGCTCCACCCGGTGGCCCCGGCCCGGCTGGAGGCGGCGGAATGACGATATCAGCGCGGTGGATCGACCTGGCGGTTCTCGGCATGGCCGCAGGCGGGGCATTCGAGGGTGTGGCGCTGCACGCCCATCTGGCCGAACAGCGGGTCCGGTGTCACCGCCGATACTTTCATCGCCTGGCCGCAACGCGGGCATTCCTTTCCGCCCGCCGCGCGCCGGGCTTCGAGCGCGGCCACGCGCGCCTCGATATCGGCAAGCCGCCGCGGCAGGCCGATGAGGGCTTTCCATGCCGGAATCGCATCGAGGAGCTTCAACATGTCCGAGACTGACAACGGCAAGGCCATGGGTGTTCCTCCGCCTAATGTGTTCGTGCCGACCGAGTCGGGTGTGGCAGCCTATCACAGGGTCTTCAGCTCAATCGATATCGTGCCGTTGGACCAGGGGGTCGCGCTGGTGCGGATGCGGCGGGGCGAGGTCGGTCTGGAAGCCCGCCTCGACTGCGCCAGCGTCCGTCATCTTGCCGCGCTGCTGACGGCCTCCGTCGCCCCGGCCCGGCTGGAGGCGGCGGAATGAGGTGGTCAGGGAGACGAAAGATGGCTGATGCCGTTCCAGAACTTCTCGGCCATTGCCGCGAGATAGTAGCGCGCGGACGCCAGTTGCTGGCGCTCGGATTCGGGCACCGTGCCGGTAGCGTTCAACAGCGACCGGCCCGTGGTCTCGAATAGCCGTTTCACCTGTTCGAGCCCGTCTTCCGGTTGCCGCGCCATCTCGGTGATGAGGTGCAGGATCAGCATCTCGTGCACGGCGGCGCGGGCCTCAAGGGCAACGATCTCGGATTTGCTCATTTCGAACCTCGCTTCAAGTTGCGGCCCGAGCCTGCGCCGATTCCACCGGCGGTGGCAACGGCCCGGCGGGAGGCGGAATGACCGCCCGGAACACCAATTACCCCAGCCGTCCACGCCGCCCGGGATGGGCGGCGTCTTGCGGGGATCCAAGTCCAACGGCGGCAGCGAGGGACTTGGGAGAAGCGGGGACCGCTCAGAAATGCGCCATGCTTTGGCAAGAGCCCCGTCACAGCATCTTTTCAGCCGGAGGGCGGCGATGACCACCATCCATTCCCGGCCCTGGCTGGTTTATTTCCGCGGCGATGGCGATGACGGGCTCGAATTGCTGGTCAAGGTGTCCGACGATCTCGTGGTGTGCGAGCCGGTGTCGCCGGCCACCGCGGCGCGCTGGCTGCGCCAGCTGGCCGACTTCGCCGCCACCGAACTGAAAGCCATGGAGCCCCAGGGATGACCCGGCGGGCGCTCCATATGGGCGGCATGAGCCCGCCCGCCGCCAGGCCCGATCCGGGCAAGCCGCCGCGCCTCGACTGGCTGGCGCTCGCCGATCTCGGCGTCGACGATTCCTACCAGCGCGCCATCGAGCCCAGGGGCTGGCGGACCATCGCCCGCATCGTTGCAAGTTTCGAATGGGCCAAGTTTTCGCCGCTGATCGTGGCCCCGGTGCCGGGAACTCCGGCCTTCGACATCGTCGATGGCCAGCACCGGGCCACGGCGGCGCTGATCCTGGGTTATGCTCGGGTGCCGTGCTCGATTGTCGCCGTGCCCCGGGCCGAACAGGCGAAGATCTTCGCCGCCGTCAATGGCGTGACGACGGCGGTGACGCCGGTGCAACTCTACAAGGCGGCACTGCTGGGCGGCGAGGACTGGGCCGTGGCCCTCGACCGGGCCTGCACGGCGGCGGGGATCGTGGCCATGATTCACCCGGCGCGGCTCAACGACATGAAGCCGTGGCACACCCAGAGCCTCGGCACCCTGCGCCAGCTATTGCAGCGCCACGGCGAGGATTATCTGCGCAAAGGCCTGAAGCGGCTGAAGGCCATGCCCGGCATGGAGCGGGGCGGCGCCATTAATTCCGCGGCGATCCGCGACTCCTGCCGTGGGCGGGACGGGGGCGATCACAGCCAGCCGCGGCCTCCGGCGGCGGTGCCGCGGCTGGCCGCCGTGCCGCGCCTCGATGAAATGCCCGAGGGCATGGCCGAGAAGATTCGCTGGCTGAAGCGCAAGGGCTTCGGGGTGTCCTACATCGCCGCCACCCTGAAGGTTCCCTATTCGGCGATAGAGGGGGCGTTGCGGAAATGACCAGCGAAGACTTCATGGCCGCCGCGCTCGAAGGGCATTTCTACGTGCTGCGGGTGGATAACGGCGGCACCGCGCGGGTGTCCGAGACCGGACGGCGGCCGCCGCCGGACACGCGGTTGAGCGAAGAACACCGGCGCCGTTGCGCGGAGAACGGGCGCGAGCCCCTGGCCCTCGATACCGCCCGCATCGCGGAGCTGCGGCGGCAGGGTCTGTCGTGGCTGGATGTGGGCAAGGCCCTGGGTTGCTCCACCACCGCCGTCCGGAACGCCCTGGCGCGGATCGAGGCGGGGGCATGAGCGCCTGGCCGTTCGGACACCTGCGGCCCATGGGTTATGGGGCGATCTGCGCCGATCCGCCGTGGTCCTATGAAATGTATTCGGCCAAAGGCCACGCCAAGAGCCCCGAGGCCCATTACGCGACGATGGCCGACAACGATATTCTCGCTTTGCCGGTGGGCGATCTGGCGCAACGCGATTGCCTGCTGTGGCTGTGGGCGGTGTGGCCCAAGCTGCCCCTCGCGGTCGAGTGCGTCAGGCGCTGGGGTTTCACCCACGTCACCGGCGGGGCCTGGGTCAAGCGCACCAAAAACGGCAAGCTGCGCTGGGGCACCGGCTACACGCTGCGCTCGGTGACCGAACCGTTTCTCATCGCCCGCAACGGCCGGCCCCAGGCGCGCACCACCGATATCGTCAACCTGATCGAGGCGGAGGCGCGCGGCCACTCCGCCAAGCCGCGGGAAGCCCGCGACATCGTCGAACTCATGACGCCCGCCGCCTTCCGCTGCGAGCTGTTCGCCCGCGAGGCGTGGCCCGGCAACGACGTCTGGGGCCATGAAGCGCCGGAGTCCCGCCCATGACGGCGCGTATTTTCGTGCCGGATTACCAGCGCCGCCTGGTGATCGAGATGGCCAAGGCCGGCCATCCGCCGCGCATCATCGCGCGCGATCCCGCCGTCGCGGTGGGGATCGACGCCATCTATGCCATTCTTGCCCGCGCCCGGGCCGAAGGCCAGCCGGTGCCGAAGTTTCCGGCATTCAACGGGCCGCGTCCCGACGACCGCCCCGGCCTGGTGGTGCGGGTGGCCCTGTGGCGCGGCGAACAGGTGCGCGCCGTCGAGGCCGCCGCCCGGGCGCGCAACCTCACCCGCAGCCAGCTGGTCAACCGGCTGGTCGAACAGGCACTGGAGCACAATCTGATCGGCGCGGTGCTCGACGATGGGGTGGGCGATGGCGCTGGCTAAGCGCTGTGTCGCGCGCGGCTGCATGGCCGATCCCCATTGGGGCTTCGGCAGCGCGCTCGCCGGCACCATGCGCTGGGCCTGCCTGGCCCACCGGGGCCTGATCTGGATTACCGAAACGCTGGGGAGCCCCACAGTCTCCACCCCGGCGGCGGCGGAGGGCCGCGCGCAACACCGGCCCTCCGCCGCACTCCCTGCGAAGGCGCCCTTTCCGAAGGCCCAGGGGAGTTTGTTCGGATGACCATGGAAGCCCGGACGCAGGCCGATGTGCGCGCCGCCTCGTATGAGGAAATCATCGCCGATCCGCTGTTCAAGCGCGGCTACGACGATATCTTCCACGCCCGCGAACCGGCCCGCCAACTGGGCTGGGACGATAAAGAGCAACTGGCTTACGAGCGGGGCCGCCAGTTCGGCGTGGTGGTGGCGGGCCTGGGCGAGGGCCGGGTGCCGCTGGTGCGGGGCTTTCAGGCCCATCCGCGCGCCAGGCTGCTGCTGACCCTCGCCATGCAATCGCGCGAGGTGCTGTGAACCGCGACCCGGCATTCGAGGACTGGGTGGGCGAGGCCCGGCGCGCCGATGTGCTGAGGGTGGCCATGGCGCTGCCGGGGGGCTCGCATCTGGGGCCCGGCCACTGCACCAATGTGCCGTGCCCCGGCTGCGGCGGGATCAAGCGCTTTTCGGTCAACACCCGCAAGAACATCTTCTATTGCCGCGAAACGGCGGTGGGGGGTGATGCCATCGCCCTGGTGCGCCACGCCACGGGCGGGGATTTTCTCGACGCGGTGGAATTGATCACGGGCCGCCCCATGCCCGGAAAGAAAGCCTTGACCGAACAGGAAAAGAAGGAACGGGCCGAACGGCTGGCGGCCCTCGACGCCAGCCGGCAGGCCCACCAGGCGCGGGCCGAGGCGGAGCACAACGAGTTCCGCGACCGGGAAATACGCCGCGCCCGCAAGATATGGGAC